CCGCGACGGCGTGGTCGTAAGCGGCGACGGCATCCTTTTGGTATTTGTAGAGCGGCGAGGTCTCGCCCATGCCGTTCGTGAGCTCATCGCGCATGACGCCGATCTGGTCCGGCGTCGCCATCGGTAACTGCCCGATGCGGGCGCCGAGCACCTTCGCCGCGGAAACTTTCTCCTGCCACTCCGTCGCCGCCTTGGGACCGAGCAGCGCCAGATCCGGTGGCACGTCCTTCTCGGCCTCGAGGTGGCCGTCGGCGATCGCCGAGACGATGTTCGGCATCGCCATCGAGATCGCGGTGGTGCGCTCCTCATAGGTCTTGCGCTGCTCGCCCCAGCGGCGGTCGATCTCGCTCTCGACCTGGCGCTGGAACATCGGATCGCCGCCGAACATCGTTTGCGCGCGCTGGTACGCCGCCGGCCGATCGATGATGCCGTCGGTATCGGCGACCGCGGCGCCGCCGGCGCCATAGAAGTTTTTCACGACGCCGACAAAATTGGCGCCGGTTACGTTGTCGACCGAGCCGAATTGCGCCTTGGCGCTCGCGGGCATGTTGCCCCACACGGCCTGACGCGCCCAGGCGGCGCCCTTGCGCTGGCCCTCCGGCGTTGCGGCTAGATTTTGCCACGCCGGCCGGTCGGGATTGCGCAGCTGCGCGACCGCGCCGCCAGCACCTTGCTGATGCGCGAGATAGAGCTCCGCCGCCGTCGGCGGCCGCCCGAGCACCTTCGTCAGCTGCGGCGCGTTCGCCTCCGCCTCCTGCACCAGCGCCTGCGCGTTCTGCGTGATCGAATGCGGATCGGTGATGCCGTACTGCACGCGCTCGGCGGCGCCGAACTGCGCCGGGCCCTGATATTGGCTGCCTGGCCGATCGGGCACGTGACCCATGCCGCTCTCGACGGTCATGGTGCGGCCGATATAGCCGATCGGCAGCCCTGCGGACTTTTCCGTCCACTCGAAGTGCGACGGGTCGATCGGCGCGCCGGTGGCGAGCGACGCCGCCGTCGAAACCCGCCGCGCGGTCAGCGGCGCCTTCAGTATGCGCGTGATCTCGGCATTGCTCTGCGCGTCGATCGCGCCGCGGTTGGCGCCGAAGATGATCGAGGCCTTGTCGAGATTGCCGTCGTTGACCAGCGCGGAGACGATGCTCTTCAGGTTGGCGCCGCGGTTCTTCGCCACCTCCTGATTGGTCGTGTCCTGGTCCCAATGGCTCTGCTCGCCGTATTTGCGCACCGCGTCGTCGCTGGCATAGAGCGACGCGTTCATGTGGCCGACGGCGTCCGGGTCATCCGTCGTAGCCGCGATCAGCGCCTGCGCGCCGGCACTCTGACGCTGGTCGGTCGCGACCTTGTTGGCGTAGGCGGTGAACTGGGTCTTGGCGTAGTAGCTGCCCATGCCGATGTAACGGCCGCCAAGATATTCCAGCGCGCGCGACGTCATCACCCTTTCCTGCAGGCTCGGCGCCTGCGACATCGCCTGCGTCCGGATGTCGTCGAGTCGCTTCTGGTAGGCCGGCAGTCCGTCTAGCGCCGCTTTGCCCTGCAGCTGCGAAAAATCAGCATAGGCGCTGCCGAGACTGTCCGCGGCCCAATTGGCAATCTCGGTGCCGTGGACCTCGTTGAGCATCCCCTGCCGCGCGGTCAGCGTCTCGAGACCGGCCTCGCCGACGTTCTCGACGCCCTGGCCGAGCTTCTCCTCGCCGCGCGCGATCGCGCCGCCGAACATCTCCGGCGAGGTCTGGATGTGCTGGTAATCGTCGCCGGGCGCGCCGGTCGGCGCCACCGATGGATATTGCTCGACGTCGAGGCGCGCCATTTAGCTGCCGGTCGTGTTCTGCAGCGAGGCCCACTTCGAGCCGACGCTCGATGCGCCGTTGAGGAACGTGCCGAGCGCCGAGATATCGCCGCCCTCGCTGGCTTGCGAGCTCTCGGCCGCCAGGAGCTGGCTTTGGGCCTGGTCGCTCTCGCTCTGCACCGCATAGCCATAGGCCTCGCGTGACGTGTTGGAGCGGATCGTCATGGCGTCGAGATCGCCCATCTCGGCGGCGCCGGCGGAGACCGCGGCTGCACTTCCGGTATTGGGATCGATATTGTTGGCGCCCTGCGCCGCCTTGATCTGGCCGACCGCGGCGCGGGTTTTCATGCCCTCGGCGGCTTCCTTCGACGCGCCCGAGGCCGACACCCAGCTCTCGTTCTGCTGCGCGATCGCGGCGTTATTTTTTGCCACTTGTGATTGATAGGCGGCGTCGGCCGATTGCGCCTGCCCGGCTTGCTCGGCGCCCATGGCGGAGATCCCGGCGCCGGCGATGCCGGCGATCGCCATGATGGGAGCAGCAAAACCCACGCCTACCTCCGGAGTTCGTAGCGGTGCCAGGCGACGTCGCCGATCATCGGCCGCGGGCCGTCGTCGGTGCGGACAAAGCCGAGGAAGACCAGAAAGCGCGCCGCGCGCGCATCGTCGGGCGCGACGTAATCGACCAGCACACGGCGCAGCCGCATCATGCGGCGCAGCTCGCGGCGCCCGAATTTCAGGAGCCGCAGCCGCAGCCGCGCGGCGTCCTTCGAGGTGATCATCCAGGGATAGCCGTGATCGCTGAGCGCGTCGCCGGACAGGCCCCACATCACCAGCACGTCGTCGCCGTCGGTGATGGCGCAGCGATAAAACGTCGAGGATTTGTAGGACAGCCGCAGCGCCAGCCGCGCGTCGCGGCCGATCTTGGCTGCCGTCGCCAAATCCTCGTCGCGCATATTGGCAGCCAAACGATACACGTGCGCCATCCGCGCCGTGACCATTCGGAGTCGGTTGGCAGCCGGGCGCGGCTTGGCCGCCATGGTCTCGGCAGCCGTCACGACGGATCGCCTTTGTTGTGCGAGTCGCCGACGACGACGTTCGGGAAGAAGCCGAGAATATTCATCGGCAGCGGATAATCCTGCTGCGCCGCGACCATGCACGGCGCCGCCGCCCAGCCGGGCCGGTTCCAGTCGCTGTCGATCGGCGTGAAGATGTCGCCGGTGAACAGCGGCAGATAGCTGCCGGGCCCGAGCTGCGCCTGGCTCTGCTTGGTCTCGATCATCTTGCCGTACGGACGCTGGCCCCAGGCCGCGGTGGCGTAATTCTCGAGCTCCGAGGCATTGAGCTGGTCGGAGCCGAGCTTGACGCCGCGCGACATTTCGAGCCGCACCGTGACGCCCGGGGTCTTCTTGCGCTTGCCCTGCACGCTGCCGCCGCCCGGGATCTCCAAGGGCAGCGACTGCACCTGCGCCTGAAAGCCCAAGCCCACCGTCACCGCGGTGGCGGCCGCCGGCAGCGCGATGGTGCCGTTCACCACGGTGGTCGGCGGGATGACCTGGCCGTCGGCCAAGCCCGTCACCTGCATCCCCTCGAGGTGGCCGAGGCCGGAGACGCTCGCGGCCGGTGTGCCGATGCTCCAATTCCCCGCGGGCGCCGTTGCCGGCATCGCGTTGGGGTCATTCGGCACCGTAGCGGTGATCGCCATCGTGATGTCGACCACGACCTGCGTCGGCGACACGAATTCCGTCACCGTGGCCTTGCCGCCGCCGACCCGGATGACCTGGCCCGGGGCGCCGACGGTGACGCCGTCGAAGATGGCGGCCGAGGCTTCGAAGGCGACGCCGTTGCCGCTTGCGGCAGCCGGCGACAGCGCGGCCGCGGGCATGGCGAGCGGCAGCGACAGCCCGGCATCGACGCACCAGCAGCTCTCGGCGTTGAACCACAGCCGGTTGTCGAAGCGCTCGACGTAATAGCCATAGGCCCCTTTGCCGGCGATGTAGCGCTTGACCACGATGTAGACGGCATCGACCGGCGGCTCGGAAGCGACCGCCACGCTGACCACCTGGCCGTTGGTGTCGTGGCGCGCCCAGGCGATGACGTCCTGTTCCTTGAGATAGGTGAGTGACAGCAGAATGCCGTCGTCGCGCACCAGCCACATCACCTTGGACGGCTCGCGCGCCCAGCCCCATTGCAGGATCTGGCGGCCCTCGAACAGGTGATTGGCGAGAACGGTGAGGTCTTCGCCGGCATAGGTGTTGGTGAAATAGTTGTAGTTCAGCGCCCGCACGATCGAACCGAGCGCCTGCACGAACAGCGCCTGATAGTTGACCTTGACCGGCGGCACGGTGGGCGAGAAGCCGTTCGATTCCTGCGCGATGGCGTCCTGGCTCGCCGGCGTCACCGCGGTGTACGGGCCGCCGGTGCCTTCGAGCAGCCAGGCGTCAAGCCCGGTACCGACCAGAAGCCCGGTCGGCATGTTGACCAGCCACTGGATGCCGTTGACCTGCTGCGCCCAGGGATTGCCGGTGACGGCATCGTCGTCGACGGGCGGGTTGGCCGCGTCCATGTTGGTGTAGGCGCCGGGCTGCGTCAGCCAGTAGCTGTCCGGATTGTTGAGGCTGTCGGCATAGGCGCGCCGTTCCTGGAAATACGACACCACCCCGGGATAGGTGCCGCTTTGCGGCCCGATGTTGAGCGGCGCGCTGCCGGCGCCGCCGTTGGTCGCGTCGGCGAAGGTGACCTTGTCGCCGGCCTCATAGCTGCCGCCCGGGTTTTGCACGATGCCGGCGACGACGGTGCCGCCGACCACGACGGGCAGCACCACTCCGCCCGCGCCGGTGGCGCTCACGATGGCGGCCGTGGTCGTGCTCTGCGCGAAAGTGCCGGTCGCGGTGATGGTGCCGAGGATGAGGATCTGCCCGCGCGCGAACGGATCGAGATGCAGCGGCGGCGTCGTCGAATAGTCGGGAACGATATTGTCGTCGACGAACTGCGGGCCGGCCGAGGAGCCGGCAAAGCCGAACGACGAGGAGATCGGCACCAGCGCCGGCGTGTTGGCGCTGCTCGGACCGGTGTTCCAGATCGCGGCCGGCGCGCGATAGAAGTTGTAGCTCACCGCACCGGCGACCGCCGCGCAGGTCACCGTGACCGAACCGGCCGTCACCGAGATGTCGACCGAGCCGGCGGTATTGCTCGCCGGCGTGTAGGCGACCGCCGAGGCGACGCTCTCCTCGCCGTTGCCGTCGACCGCGGTCGCGACATAGGCATATTGCGCCGCCGGCGCGTTGGCCGTCGACGAGAGCGACGACAGCGTGGTCGACGGCGTCGCGCTGCAGGTCGCCGGCGCCGCGATCGCGGTGGCGAACGTGGTGTCGAGGAGCGTCCAATCGTTGCTCGCCAGCCGCTCGAGATCGGCCGGCTGGTATTCGGTCAGTGTCGCGGTATTGACCAGCGTCAGCGACATGACGTCGGCCGACTGCGCCCACTTCAGATACGGCAGGTCGATCGCCGCATAGGGCATCGTCACGGTGTAGAGGCGCGCCACCATGCCGGCGCCCATGTAGCTGCCGTAGGCCAGCGAATTGATCGGATTGCCGAAGGCGTCGGCGATGGTGAAGGAAGAGCCGCTCAACCCGCTGACCACGACGGTTTCGCCGTTGAGCTCGGTCAGGCCGGTAAAATCGGCGCAGGCGAGCCAATCGCCGACCGCAAAGTCATTGCCGGGCACCGTCAACGCGCAGGGATTGGCGTTGCTCGCGGCGGTGACCGCGAGCGGGGCCTCGGTGATGTAGGCGCCGTTGGCGAGGAAGCGCGCATAACCGTCGCCGAGCTCGATGATGTAGGACTGGCTGATCTGAAACTGGAACGGCACGATGCGCGGCGCCGTCGACGCCGCCGAGGCCGGTTGCCTGGCCTGGCCGCAGAACAGCGTGCCGGCCCGCGAATAGGCGCCACCGCGCACCGACACGAAACAGTTGCGCAGCGTCGCGGCGCCGACCTGGTACTTGGCGAGGTCGACATGGGCCCACAATGCCGGCGAGATCTCGCCCGACCCGAAGGCCGTCTTGGCGAGCGTGATCGGCATCGTCGGCTGCGCTTAGTAGAAGACGCCGTTCGGGAAGCCGAAGCTGTCCCAGGGCGCGACGAACGGGCCGGCGGCGCGGCCGACGCCGCGGCGGCCATAGCGCCCGGCGATCCATTCCGCCTCGTGATCCTGCGATTGCGGCCCCTCGTTGGCGTCGGAAAGCCGCGCGGCGTCGAGCGTCGCCTTGGCGATGCCCATCGCCTGCCCGAGCATCGAGGCCGACGCGTTGACGGGCATGACGAGCCAGCTGCCGAGCGCGGCCTTGGCGCCCATGAAGAACTGCGGGTCCCACAGTCCGATATTGAGGAGGCGGCGCGTGTAAACCAGCGACGGCGGTCCGGAGAACGCGCCGAGATTGGTCAGCAGCACCGCGATCTCGTTGCCATTCTGGTCGAGATCGACCGCCGGGGTGAACGGCAGCGCGGTCACGCCGGCCCGGATCGGCGTGAACAGCGAGGTGCCCGTGGTCAGCGGCGGCGATGTGCCCTGCTGCGGCAAGAGCGGCACCAGGAAACGGGCCTTGAGGCAATCGGGCGGCAGCGCATACTCATAGAGCCACGGCGGCGGCGCCGGCGGCAGCGTCGTGCCGCTGATATTCTCCGGCGTGCCCTTGGCCGCCTTGAGAAGCGAGAGCTGCGCGGTGAAGCGCAGGCAATTCCAGTGTGCCGCGCGCGCAAAGGCGTCGACCGTGCTCTGATAGAGCAGCGCACAGGCGTCGCCGGCAACGGTGCCGTCGCTCGGCGCGATCGAGGTGATGTTGGCACGCGCCGCGATCATCGCCAGCGCCTGGTTGCACAGGTCGACCGGGCCGAGCGAAGAGGTCACAGCCGCTCTCCGTTATCGAACGCCGAAAAGCCCGAGCGTCGCCATCACTCCTCGTCCTCCTCGCCCTCATCCCCGCTGGACTTGATGCCGTAGCGCTGCTTCATGCGCTTGTGATTGCTGAAGGCCGGGGCGTTCTCCTCGTCCTCGTTCTCTAGCGCGAGGTCGGTGATCTGCAGCTCGATGCGGCGATTGACGCCGTCATTCATCTTGCGCTGACCGAAGTCGGTCACGGTCGCCATGCAGCAGATGTGGATGGTCGAGCCGACCTCGCAGTCGTCGGTGTCGAGCTTGAGCTTCTTGATCGTCTCCTCATCGAGGTTGATGCAGAGGCCGTAAGGGTAGATCGGCTGCTCGACCTTCGACGGCACCGAGCCGCCGATGCCCATCTTCTCGGCATCGGCCTTGAGCTCGTCGGGCGTGCGGGCGAGCGAAACAAATTTGGCGAAATGAGCCATCGGCGCGGATCTCCCCTCGAAGTGAGAAACGAAAACGGCCGCGCGTGAGCGCGGCCGCCACAGCCTGGATGGAAAGGCGCTTACGCTTGCGCGGTGGCGTCCGCTTGCGCGGTGGCGTCCGCCTGTAGCGCGGCGGCGAGCTCGGTGGGCTGCGCCGCAGCCGGCTCAGCTGCACGCTCGGCCTCGGGCGCGGGCGCGTCCGTTTGCGGCACCGGGAAGGCGTTGGGATCGGCCGGCGCGTCGGCGTCGGGCGCCGGCTCTGCCGCGGGCGCATCAGCCTCTGCGACCGCCGGTTCCCCGAACGGCGCAGGATCTTCCGCGGCGTTGTCGCTCGGAGCGGTCGTGCCACCTGAAATCGGCTCGCCGTCGGAAACCGCGGCCGCGGCCGCCGGCGCGCTCGGCGCCGGATCTTCAGGCGGCAGCTCCTCCGGCTCCTTGGGATGCTCAACCCATTCGGCGTGACCGCCGGTGACGAGCGCATGCGCGCGATCGAGCGTGATCAGCGCCAGGTTCGCGGCCGCGGCCGCGACGCTCTCGGTGACTTCCAGGATCGTGCCAGCGTGGTGCACCGTGTGGTGCTGACCGATCAGTCGGATACTCGCCATTACAAAACTCCTTGATTGTTGATCGTGATGCCGGGAGCGCCTGTCAGGCGTTGCTGCCGGCTTTGCCTTCGCTCTTTTCGGAGCCGAGCTCTTTCGGCGAGCCGGCGGTGGCTTCCGCCTTGGCCGCGGCGCCGGCGGTCTCGGTCGCCTTGGTCACGTGCGCCTCCATCTCCGAGGCGTGCCGCGTGTGCATCGCCTTCCCTTCGGTGGTGTGGCGCTCGTGCATCTGGGCGGCTTCCTCGCCGTGGCGCTTGGTCATGTCGCCGTGCTCGCGCTTGTGCCGCGTCGCCATCTCGCTGAAGGTCGCGTTGTGCGCGCCTTCCGGGCCTGGATCGGCGCCGACCTTACCGGTCTTGTCGGGATTGTCGGGTTGCGGCGTCTTGTCGGCCGCAGCGGTCGCCGCCGCCTTGTGCTCGGCAGCAGCGGCGCCCGCCTCGGCCGCGCCGTGCTTCTTCGCGCCCTTCGGTGAATTCTCGTAACGCTTGGTGCGATCGCGCTCGGCGGTCTCGGCCATGGGCTGTCTCCTCAGAGATGCGTTGTTAGGAAAGGAAAACCGCGGGCGCGGTCAGGATTGCGAAGCGCCGTAGCGTCCGGCCATGCGCGCCGTATTGGTCATCGGCGCGTTCGCGGGCGGGAGCGCCGAACCGGCGGCGTTGGGATCGGCCGCGGCCGCGCCGGCATTGCCGGGATCGGCGGCGCCGGACAGCGCGGCTTCGACCGCAGCCTGGTCGGCGGCGTTCTGTTGCTGCTGCTTGTCCTTCGCCGGCGGCTTTGTCTTCGGCTTCGGCTTCTTGAAGCGGGATTTCTTCTTGGTCATCGCGCGGCGCCTTTCTTGCCGTAGCGCGCCGCGGCGCGCTCGGCATTGGTCTTGCTCTTCGGTTTGCTGCCGTGATGCAGGTCGCCGCCCTTTTCGAAGCGCAGGCCGAGTGCGCCGCGGCCGCGCAGCGTCGGATCGTCGGACTTGGCGTCGCGCTCGAGCTGCTCGTGCGTCGAGATGCCGTGCTCGGCGGCGCGCTTTTTCTCGATGCCGGGGTGTTTGATGGCCTTCTGTATGAAATGCGTGGCCATCGAAACCCTCTCGGTGCTCGAGATCAGCCGTTGCCCGCTGGGCCGTTCTTGAGCGCCGCCGCGACCGCGGCCTGGTCGGCCGGCGACAGCCGCTGCAGGCGCGAGGCGTTGCTCTGGGCCCGGCCGGTGACGATGTTCTCGATCGAGCGTTGGAACAGCCCGGCGCCGAGATAGAGCTCGGTCGCCTGCACGCCGTGCGCCGGCCATTGCGTGTTGCCGGTGCGGTTGCACAGAACGACGGCCATCGAAGTAATCGCGCCGCTCTTGGCGTCGGCGAGCACGCGTTCGGCGAGCGCGACGAGGCCCGGATCGGCCATGAAGGCCTGCTTGGCCGGCTCAATCGCCGGCGCCGTTGCGGCGCCGTTCATGAGATCGTCTTTGGCTGACATGGTGTCCCTCCGCTGGCGTCGGCTTAGCCCGCGCGGGACCAACAACCGGTTAAGCGGAGGACTTGGCTGCGGCCTTGGTCGCCGACTCGCGCCCGTAGCGGCGCTTCATGCGGTCCGCATCACTCATCGCCTTGTCGCCGGTCTTGTTGGCGATGGCGATCGCCTCGCCTTCGGGCAGGCCCTTGTTGACGAGCGCTGTCGCCTGGTGCGCGGCCTTGGCGGCGGCCGCGCCCTTCAGCTTCTTGTTGTGGCTACCCGCGAACGATTTGCCGGTCGGCCACGGCATCGGGTGTGTCCCGGCTTAGAACGCCGGAAGTTCGTCCCACTCGACCTGCACCGTGAACTGCCACGTGCCGGTCGCCGGAACCGTCGCCTGAATGACAAAGCCCTCGTTGTTGGCGAGAACCAGCGGATATTCGCCGGCTTTCGGCTCATAGAGAACCAAGGAAGGGGCCGCGTACTGCACGCTGGCCGTGGTGCCGACGGCGAGATCGATCGCCGCCAGCGGATCGCTGTCGAGCGTGCGCGTGCCGGCGGTCAACGTCGCGGTCGAACTGACGCGCATGTCGGCGACGCCGGTGGTCGCGAACGAGGTGCGGAGCTTGCCGTTGTTGCCGGTCAGCGTCGCGGCCGTGCCGCCGGAATCGGATGCGCTAAACGACCGCGCGTCGAACATCTGCAGCTGACCGGTGCCGGCCGCGAAGGCCGTCGACGAGCCGGCCAACGAAATGCGCACGCGGCGGATGACGGCGACGCCGGTCCCGCCGTAGCGGAACGAGAACACCGGCGAGCCCGACGCCAGGGCGGCCGCCATGGTGCCGGACGCCAGCGCGTGGGAATAGGAGCCCAGCGTGCCGTCGTCGAGCGGATGGAGCGCATGGAGCGCCCAGGCCGGCGGCGAAATGGTGGCGCTGCCGGGCGACTGCACGGTCGGACTGCCGTAGCCGCCGACCGTATTGAACTGCGCAAACGCGCCGTTGACCGCCAAGGCATAGGCGGCGATCGCGACGACGAGAGATCTAAAGAGCTTCATGACAACCTCGCCGCCTGCGCGGCGCCCCTTGCTGGTGGAAGAAACGAACCGCTGTGCCGCCGAGCGATCAGCCGGCGGTGACGCCCTGCCCGGCGGTGCCGATGTTGGTTGACGCCACGGTGCCCATCGGCGGCGCGGCTTTGCGCGTCGGCGCGGCCGCCGGTGCCCGCATGCGCGTCTGCAGCGGACCGCGGGCGAGCGGCGCCTGTGGCACATGGCCGAGCGGATTGGCGTCGTGACGCACGCGCGTGTTCGACATGATCGGCACGTGCGAGCGCTCGGCCGCGGTGCGCGGCGACGCCGCGCGCGGCACTTCCTGGCCGGGCAAAAGGCCGAGCTTGGTCATGCGCAGCTTTGCGGCGTCCTCGAGCACGCGGGCGAAGAAGGTGGCGCGATCGCCGGTGTTGCCGGCGAGATTGCCGAGTTGCTCAAACGCGGCCTGAAGCACGAATTCGTGGCTCGGCGTGCCGTGCTGCGGCAGCGAGCGCAGATACATTTCGAAGCGCTCCTCGGCCGGCTCATTGAGCGGCACCAGCTGCTCGTTGAGCGGCATGCGCCCGGTGATGTCCTCGATGATGACGCCCTCGGGATACAGGCAATCGTCGGCCGAGTAATAGCCGCCCGGCCCGACTTCGAAGATCGGCATCTCCTCGGGCGGCAGCAATTCCATGCCGCCGCCGGCGGAGAGCGTGTTCATGCGCAGCTCCATGTCCGCGAGCCGGTTCTGCAGCTGCATGATCATCGTGTCTTTGACGTCGCGCTCCGGCGCGCGCGCGGCAGCCGGCGCAGTGCGGGCCGCGGCGGATTTCCGATTGGCCATCAGGCCCTCCTCGTTTTCAGAAGCGAAAACGGCGCGGCGATCGTCGCGCCGGTAGCAATCGAACGACCAGCGCCGTTAGGGCGCGACCGAGAAGCCGCCCGGGTATTTGCCGACGTTGAAGTCGGGCTTGCCCGCGAGCACGCCGGCGAAGCCGATGGTGCCGCCCGAGAACGTGCCGACCGGGGTGTAGAGCAGCGAGATGAAGCGCGGCATCGCCGTCTTGATCAGCCGGTCCGGCCAATCCGGCAGCGTGATGATGCTCTGCGACGGGTCGCCGCCAGCCGACGGGGCGACGCCGAGATCGGCGATGGGAATCGCGCCGGTCTCCGCGTAGGTCGTCCAGGTCAGGCCGGAGAGGTTGGCCGGGTAGGCGCCGCCCGACGCGTCGACCGCGCCCTGGATCGCGAGGTTGAGCGAGGTGCCGCCGACGAAGGCGGCGCCGAGAATCGCGGCGAGCCGGAGCCGCATGGCGCCGGGGCCGAGATCTTCGCCGAACAGCAGCGAGGTGTTGCTGTAATACGCGCCGCCGGTGAGCGGCGACGCGGCATAGGTCGTGCCGGTGTTCATCAGACCGGTGGCGAGATCGAGGATGCCGGTGGAGCGCACGGCGGCGTTGGTGATCGCCTGCGCCGAGCCCGTGAGGCCGCCGGTAAAAACAAGATTGATGTCAGTTTGCATGGTGGTCTCCTTGGCGGAGGACGTCGGAGCCGAAGCCGCGCAGCGCGCTTTAGGCGCCGCGCGGTTCGTTTCGTCGGTCGCGCGCCGGCGGTTACGAGAGGGTGGCTTCGCTGTTGAGCAGCGCATCGCAGTTGCGGATAGGCACACCGCGGAACTCAAGGATGGGCTGCCCGTCGTACTCGGTCGGGCGCAGCAGAACGTTCTTGTCGCGAATCGCCTGGATGGCGCCGTATTCGCCCGCCGTGCGGTTCCAATAGAATGCCGGCCGCACCGACGGCGTCGGCTGGTTCGGCGCGTCGGTCTTGGTGATGCCGCTCATGCGACGGCCCGCCGTCGGCATGCGGTAGAGCGCCTTGCTCATCAGCGCGAACAGGTCCGGCGGCGTCGCACCGGCCAGCCCAGCGGTGGTCGTGTCGATGTTGGCGATGCGGCAGAAATACTGCCAGTTCTTGATGTGGACCCCCATCTTCCACATGAAGAGCGAGGTGTAAGCTTCGAACTCGTGGTTGTTGGCGTCGAAGCCCGGGCGGATGTCGCCCTTGTCTTCGAACACGAGGCCCGCTTTCGACGCCTTCGGGAAGAAGCCGAAGCCGGTCTGCTCGCCCCAGCAGCACAGCCAGATCGAAGTGTTGGCCGCGGCAGCCCCGCCGGCGTTGAGCACGTTGACCGCGTTTTGCGCGTTCGCAGTCGAGATGGTGTTGAAGCGCGCGGAGAGCCCGGTGAACTGGGCCTGCGTCACCGCTTCGTTGCCATAGAACGAGGTGGTCGCCATCTGCTGCGACAGGCCTTGGACGTGCGCGTTGTCCTCCGACAAGCGCAGCTCGGCGACCTGGCCGTCGAGCTCGGCGAGCGAGCGATCGACGCGCGAATAAGCGACGAGCTCGCCGATGGTGTCGGTGACCTGGGCCGTGGTCGACTTGGTGAAGGCAACGCCCTGGTAGAAGTTGCGCCAGGTGCCTTGCGGCAAGCCGGTGCGCACGATGCCGGTGTGACCGAGCGCCTGGTTGCCCTCGCGGATCAAAAGATCGTCGAAAATCTCGTTGGACTGCGCGAGCAGCTCGGCGATGTCGTCGATCGAGCCGTCGGGACCGACCCGGCGCGCCCAATCGGCAAGCGTGAGATAGGACATGAAAATACTCCGTCACGCCGCGGGTGAGCGCGGGCGTGCTCTGACGTGTTGCTGTTGTGCTGGCGCGATCAGCGTCCGCCGTTGGCGGCGGGCGTCGTCTTCGCGTAGCGGTTCAAGCCGCGCTCGCGCCCCGTCGGCGCAGCTGCGCGCGGCGGTGGCGCCGGATGCGGGACGGCCTCGCGAGCGAGGTCGGCGCTGGCGCGGTGCAGAAACCGAAGGAAGTGCGGGTTGTTGGCGATCCCGGTGACGCGGAAGGCGTCCAGAAGACCCTTTCGCTCATCGGCAGTGCCGGCATAGGCGTCGACCACGCTCATGATCTCTTTGACCGCGGTCTGGTGCCGGGCGCCGCCGAGCTGCGGATCGGACATCACCTCTTCGCGCCAGTTGGTCTGCTGGCGATTGAAGACGTCCCATTGGTTCTGCGCGATTTTCTTGGCTGCCTCGGTCACCTCGGAGAGGTGCATGTCGAGGAGTTTTTGCCCGAGCTCAGGCTTCATGCGGCCTTCGTTGAGAACGCCGGTGAATTGGGTCATGCGCTCCGCGTTGACGGAGGCCGGATCCACGCCTTCGGGATAGCTGAAGGCGTACTCGATCGGCGCCGGTGGCGTGTCGCCGGGGGCGCCGTCTTTGCCGGGCTCGGCCTTGACGGCCTCGCCGGGCTTCGCTTCGCCGGGCTTTGCGTCGCCCGCCTTGGCATCCTTGCCGGGCTCGGTCTTGCCGCCGCCCGGTTTCTTGTCGGTCGCCGCGGCTGCATCGAGCAGCGACGGCGTGAATTCGTTCTTGCCGCCAGCCGGCGCATCTTTCGCCGCCGCCGTTGCATCGGCAGCCGGCTTCGCCGCATCCGCGGCAGGTTTTGCCGCATCGCTCGCGGCGGGCGCGGCAGCTGCTGCCGGTGCTGCAGCTGCTGCCACAGCCGCGTCGGCTGCAGGCGCGGCCGCTGCAGGAGGCGCCGCAGCGGCCGCGCCATCGGCAGCGCCAGACCCGGCGCCAGGCGCCGGACCCGGTGCCGCAGCCGGCATAGCTTCGCCGCCGGGCGCCGCAGTCTGCGCGCCCGGTGTTCCCGTGGCAGTCGTCATCGATCAGTCCTTTTTGGATTTTCGCTTGGCAGAGTTGGCGGCGCGGGCGGCTTGCTCCGCGTCGACCTCAGCCTGGCGCCTTTGCTCGTCCGCGAGCTCTTCGACGCCCGTCACCGTGAGCGGCGCCGCTTCCTTGGGGTTGCGGCGTTCCTCTTGCCGCGCGGTGCGCTTGTTGGCGCGTTCGATGCTGGCTTTGCGCTCGGTCACCATGCGCAAATAGAGATCCGGGCAATGGTGCAGCAGCAGCTGCTCCCAAAACCGGCCGGCTTCAGCGAGACCATCGCGCCACATCGCGCCGAGCGCGTCGCCGTCGCCCTGATAGATGCGCTGGCCGCAGCCGGTGAAATCGAGAAACCGTTCGACGAAACGGCGCCCTTGCGAGGTGCGCATCAGCTCGCCGAGAACCTGGCCGTCCCAATTCTCGGGCTCGCCGGCGCGACGCGCCGCGGCGCGCTCGTCCTCAGGCGCTGCCGTCTCGGCTTCGCTCATCAGCTGATCAATATTAGCTAATCAAGCTCAGTGCCGGCGCGCCCAGCCGCTGTCGACCAGAAGCGGCGAGCCGGCGAGCGCCAGCTGTTGCGACTTGTCGCGCAGCCGGTCGATCTGGATGGCGTAGCGCAGCCAGCGCGGATCCTTGCGCTGCACCTGGGCGATCTGGTTGGCGGCCGAAGCGGCGCCTTTGAGGCCATTGCTGATGCGCGACATCGCGTCGGAACGCGTGACGCCGGTCCCGCCCCATTGCTGGGCGCTCTCGCGCGTGTCGGCGCCGCGATCGAGGCCGGCGAGCTGCACGATCGCCTTGCGCAGGGCGTCGAAGAACTGCGCCAGCGGGTTCCACAGATCCGGCTCGTTGAAGCGGGCCATGTTGCGCGCGCCGTCGGACGCCAGCTTGAGACCCTCGACCACGCGCTCGTAGCTCTCATATTCGAACATAATCGAGCCGCGATGATCGGCCTCGATGTTCTCCTGCGGCGTGAAGTCCGGATCGAGATCCGGTGCGTCCGGGCGGTCCTCAGCCACTCTGCGGGTCCTCCCGGCGGATAAACCCGCCGCTGATCGACGCCGGCGTTTTTAGGTTGTCCCATTTCACGATGTAGCAGCCCGCCGCGAAGACACCGCGCGAGGGTCCACGCACAGTGCCGTGGCCGCGTTTCCCGGCGGGATCGAGCTTCACGCCGTCGGCGTTGAGCTGAACCCGATCGCCCTTCCCAAACGCCATCAATGTCCTCCGCCAAGGCAGCCGATGCAGAGCGCGATCGCCAGCGCCAACAAACCGACCAGGTCGACGGCTTGATCGGCCGTCAGATAGACCGCAACATCCGGCGGCGCGGCGATCACGTCTCTTCCCAGACGTCCGGTGCGGCCTGACGGAACTGATCGGGGTGAAGATCAGGATGTCCCGGACCCCGCGAGGTGCCAGAGCAACGCGGGAAATAATACCGGCGGCCGCCCAAATGGCGAATGCACTGCAGGGCGATCAGCGAGCCGCAGTGGTCGCACGATCCCACCGTCTCCACCACCACCGCTATTATGCTATGGCGGCAGCGCGCGATGTCGGCGGCGAGCATCACATTCCCCCGGCCGGTGGCGCAGCCCCACTGCCGCCGGCGGCGCCGGCCATGAGCTGCGCGGCATTTACACCACCGCCAAGGTCAACAGTTCCTAAATCCTTCGCCGCGGCCGCCATCGCCGGAATGGTTTCGGTGGCGCCTTGCTGCGCCTGCTGGCCCTGCTGCGCCTTGGCGCGCGCGGCCTTCCAGTCGGCAAAGGCGCTGTCGTCGTTCATCAGCTCGAGCGAATTGCCGAGATCGTCGTTGTAGTTACGCAGCAGCTTCTCGAAATTGATCAGCCCCGGCGCGTCCGGATACATCGGCGCCACCTTCTCGGTGACCGCCAGCATGCGTTCGGCGCCGGCAGTTTTCAGCGCCCGCTGCGCCATCGCCAGCATCGAGATGTATTCGATATGGATCGGCACGCCGCGCAGCGACGGCGGCATCGGCGGCAACAGGCGCTTGCGCGCCATCACCGCGACGATGCGCCGGATCGCCGGCGAAGCGCCCTCGTTCTGGAACCGCTCGATCACCGGGCCGAGCACCTGCAGCTTTTCCTGCTGGCGCTGCGCGACCTCGTAGGCCGTCATGTCCTTGGTCGCCTCGGCGAGCATCAGGAACAGGTCGTTGAAGAACCCGCTCTTGATGCGCGCCTGGATGTCTTTGAGGTCGGCGGTGATGCCGGGCAGCGCCTGGGCGTCGACCTCGAACACCGGCTTCATGCCGTTGCTGGTGTTGTTGGTGTAATTGACGTGGCCGGGCAGGATCGACGACGGCTGGTTCTTCAGTTCGGGCGGCGCGTTGAGCGGCGGCCGCACCATCTTCTCGAGCAGCTCGGCCTTGCGCCGGGTCTCGATCTGCAGCTGCATGTTGTCGCCGAGCGTGACCATGCCCGGGCAATCGGTGCCGTAGGGATCGTTGCCGTTGACCTGCCAGCGCGGCGCGATGAACGGCAGTTCGTGGAAGCCGCGCACCGAGAGCGGCTTCGCCGAAGCGAGCCCGTAGATCCAGAAATGCTCGCGGAAGGTATAGTTGCCCTTGAGCCGCCCGACCGGCTTGGCCTCGCCAGTGCGCTGGATGGCGAAGTTCGGCTCGATCATGTGGGCGACGATGAATTCCTTGTCGAGGCTGGCGCCCTTCTGCTCCCACAGCGAGCTCACCTGCGGCGGGCAATCGTCGAGCCCGAACTCCTCGACCAGCTGCGACACCGTCAGCACATAGAGCCGCGAGAAGCCTTCGACGCGGAAGTTCGAGCCGATGAACAGGAAGTATTCGCCGACGACGGGGACTTGGCAGTTGATGATGTTCTCGACGTCCTCGTAGATCAGCATCGGCGAGGTGGCGAAGCTGATCAGGTCTTTGAACATCTGCACGCCGCAGTCGTAGAAATTCGACTCGGCCATCACGCGATAGACGCGGTCCTCGACCTCTTCGAACCAGAGCTGGCCCTGGCGGTCGATCTTGATGTTGGACAGCGCCGGCTTGAGCTTGAACCATGGCCGCGACGACGACATCAGGCCGTTGGTCAGCCCGGCGGTGCAGACCTGCAGCGCATAGACCGGCGTCGGGTCGACGATCGCCTGGTTGACCGGCGAGCCGCGCACCATCGCGTTCGGCACCGGCTGGTCGACGCCGCCCTGGCTCAGCCACAGCGAGCGCCGCGGATTGGTGTAGAGCGCACACAGCGACCAATGTTCGAGGAACGAATAGCGCCAGGAGCGCGCCATCGTCATGCGCGATTCGAGATGCTCGCGGGTCTGCGCCCAATCCTGGTTGTCGCGCTCGTAGCGGAGCTCGACCGGAGCGGTCGGCGACTCCATCGCCAGCAGGAGCGGACTGGCGCGCTCGTAGCGCGCAATCCGATCGGCGAACAGCATGGCCGGCTACTTCGGCCAAGCGCGGATGCGGTAAAGCGGGTCACCCATTGTCGGGAAAAGCCTCTTTTCAAGGGACTCCATCCCACAATTTCGGCGCACGTAAACGTAGCCGGCACCATTCCAGGAGCGGAAAACATCGAACACGTACATCACTGGCCCGTCAGCGATTTGCCGGCCGTCGGCGCGAGCGATGCGCCTTGGGGCGAAGTCAGGATCGTGCCGTCGGCGCCGAAGCCCGAAGCCGCGGCGGCGCGCTTGGCGGCAGCGGCACCGACAGCCTGCACGCCGGCATTGGCATAGGTCGGCGGATTGGCGGCCGGCGGCGGCGCCGGCGGCGGCGGCGGGCTCGACGGCATCGATGGCGTCAGAAAGCCCATGACGGGACCTCGGCGAAGAGGAGCATTAGGCCGGCGCCGGCGCCGAGCAGCATCGATAGCCACACCAGCAAGAGTGCAAGCGACGTCGCAACCGGCGTGTCGGCTGGCGCATCGTGCTGACAGAAAAGTTGCGCGATGTAGCTGAGGTAGCTCACGCCCATCGCGGCAACCGCGAGCAGCGACGCCGGCCACACGCTCATGATCAGGCCGAGCAGCACGACGGCGCACAGATATAGCGCGCCATAGAGCAGCACGCCGATCGCCATCAGCAACTTGAAGGTGGCGCGGTCCATCAGGCGTCTCCCGGAGCGGGCGGCTTCGGCTTGCCGCTGACGCCGCCGATGCGGCCGATCTCGTCCCAATTCGGCCCTGGCGCATCGCGCGACTCGCGCACGAGCAGCACGATGCCCGGCGCAAACCCGCTGGCGGGAATGACCATCCAGCCCTCGGCGCCGAGCGCGTTCACCCGCGCCAGGAACTCGGCGATCGAGGGCGTCGGATTGTGGACGCCGTGCGGATGCGTGAAGCTTTCGATGCGGTACTCGAAACGCGGCATTCAGGTCCTCCCGATCGCCAGCGGGTCGTAATCGCTGATCGCGACTTGCGCCGTCTCTTCGGCGCCGACCATGTCCTGGTGCACGTAAGCGAGGCCGACATGGTTGAGCCGCATCAGCTCGCGCTCGGCATTCTGCGCGCTCATGCCGCGCTGGCCGGCGACGAAAGCGACCAGGCGCTTGCGCGTGTCCGCATCGCGGTAGCCGGCGAATTCGCTCACTCAGCGCCGCCGCGGGCCGACACCGAAGTGCCCCATGTTCTGGCGGCCGACATTGCGCGAGCCGTCGCCGAATTGAACGTCGCCGATCGAGTATTCGTTGACGCCGAGCGGCCGCGTCAGCGAACCGGGCCCGTAGGACGGCTGCAGGCCCTGCTGCGGCCCGCGGCGCTGGGCGCGGTAGTTGCGCGGCGCGATCGCCGGCTGGCGCTGCGGCGCGCGCATTGGCAAGCGCGGCTGCGGCGCCGGCACGGTCGCGCGGCGTTCGGCAATCAGGCTGTCGAGGAAACTCGGCCCCGCCGCCAACAGCGCGTCGAAGGTGGCGATCGCTTCCGGATTGCCGCCGTCGGCATCCGCCTCGACTTCGAACTCTTCGGCGCGCGGTTCGCCGGCGGCAGCGAGATCCGCGTCAGTGGCGGCGGCATCGAGGTCGACGTCCCGACCGTCGCCGAGATGCGGCTGCGTCGCGTCGCTGACCTCGCCGCCGACCGCAGGGTGAGCGAGCTCGTAACGGCGAGCGGTGCTCGGAACGATTGGAGCAGCACCATTCATGCGCTCGTAGATCAGCATCCGCGCAAAGGCGGCCTCGTCGAGGCCACGCTTCGCAGCTTCAGCCTGCAAATAGGTCCGCGCATCCTCGCCGAGTCGGATGGTGAGGCGCGTCGGTTTGTCGGTCATTGCAGGTAACGGATCTCCTCGAACAGCATGTCGGCGAGCTCCTCGTGCATCGTGGCGCGCACGATGCCGCCAGGCGCTTGATTGTCGCACCATTCGAAGGTCACCAGGCCGTCGATCGACACGCTGGTCACGGTGGCGATAATTCCGGCGCTCATCGCGCGACGCAGCGCGGCGACCGCGGGACTCTCGTCGTCAGTGACGGGGCGCGGCCGCATCAGCCGACCACCTCAGGCGCCTTGCCCCGACGATAGATGACGGCGCGGTCGTAGCGCGTCGCGCGAGCGGCGTCGGCGAGCGCTTTTTGCCGCGGCAGATAATGCGCCATGAACGAGCCCGGCGCGCACACCGCCCAGGCGGCAACGCCGACTTGGCTGATGATGACCCCGCCACAAAACAGCACGACGTCTAGCATTGTGGCCCCACGTGCCTAGCGCCGATACCTTGGAGCAAAAGGGTCATAGTCCACCGCGATCGCATCAGGTCACGCGCTGCTCATCGTCCCGAAGATCAACTGCCCGGATAAAAACATGACGGAAATCATCGGCTCCAAGCAGCCGGCGCAGCCGGGCATTCATGTAGAAGACGGGACGATACGCTGCGGGATCAAGCGCGCCAACGCGAACCGAGCTCGGGCGCCCTTCAGGCAACATCAGAAGCGCTCGATCGAGCAACTCCAGCAGCGTAATTTCCGCAACGTCGTGGCCGATGTTGGCGATGCGGATTGCGAATCGCCAATCCCTAACAACGAGGGCCATCTCGCCGCCGCCGACTGACGGCTCGCCGTCAGGCGTCACCATAAAGATTGAACGCGGACCCCACGCGATCAGCCAGGCCGAGGTTAAAGAAGGCCCGTCACCCCGAGCATCGAGGACACAGACCGAGGTCTGCGCTCGTTCCGGGTCGAGCGTGCCGTAGCGCGCAGCGAATCCCGCGATCTCAGCCGGCTCGCACCATTGGTCGCCGTAGAAAAGCTGTCTTACGCGATCGCCAGCTTTAACGAAACGAACCGCGTCATAGATCTGCATGACGCCAGTTCGGTGTGGCACCGTTGTGCGATGGCCGAGGCGATCATTAGCGCGTACCCAGAAGGCATCGCTCATCCAGGATTGGTCCGGCGCGTCGGCGGCCTCGCAGAGCCAGCCGGCACCCACCCTGCAACAAACATCATTCATCGCCGATACCCCGCCGCGAAAGGATCGTAGTCCACCTGGTGGCCGCGGCCGCGCCGCGACAGCTGCGCGGTGTGATCACTGGGCGCAACCGGTAAAGCAAAGGTCAACGCCAGCGCATCGCCGTCGTCGGGCGACGCCAGGCCGCGGGCCTTCATGTCCTTCTTGCGCTCGAGCAGGATGGCGTCGCGGCCGTTGCGCAGCTTGTAGCCGTACTGCACCGCGGTCAGGTTGGACTTGAGCTCGGGGTCGTCGTCGATCGCGCCGTGCGGCAGCCAGTCGCGCAGCTTGCCGTACATCTCGGCGCGGCGATTGTAGTAGGCCGCGGTCGGATCGCCGCCGACCGGCTCGGCGCCGAAGTCGATGCCGTAGACCGGCAGTTGCAGCTGGCGGCAGCGGTCGACGACGCCAAGCCCCATGTTGCCCTGGTCGATGAAGATGGCATCGGGACGATGCCGCTCGTTGGCCTCGGCGATGCGGGCGGCGATCTGCATCATGTCGAGGCCGCGATATTTCTGCGCCGGGATGGTGCGCGCGTCGCGGCCGCGGCGGAAGCGGATCACCGTCTGATCGTCGCCGTAAGCCGCAATGTCGACGCCGATCACCAGCGGGTCGTAGATCGTCACCGGCGGGTCGCGTTCGGGCGACGCCGCCCCGGTGACGATATCGGAAGCGATGAATTGCGTGGCGCTGGCGCGCGGAAACTGCGACAGCACGTTGACGCGGACGAAGTCGTGATCGAGCCCGTAGAAGTCGATCCACTCTTTGATCTGCGTCTTGTTCGACATCCGCGCCTGGCGCGTGTCGATGTTGAAAGCCTTCCAAAGCTGATGCCGCAGCCCGCCCGGGAAGCATTCCCGGAAATAGCCGGTCGGCCGCGTCGGGTTGCCGAGCAGCAGCCAGATGCGCTCGGTGCCCTCGTCGGAGAGAAAGCCCTCTTCCGCGCTCAGCACCGCGTCGGGCGTCGCCGAGGTCTCGTCGTTGATGGTGATGCTGCGCTTGCCGGCGTTGTGGAAGCCGCGGATCGTCTCGGGATTGGCCTCTTCCCAGGTGAAGGCGTCAAACGTCCAGTTCTGCCGGTGCTTCGGATCGGCCGAGACCAGCGAGCGCGACTGCAGCTGAAACCAGGGGGCGAACAGCGACATGCTGTGCCACTTGGCAATCTCGGGCCAGCTCGACATCGTGAGCTGCTTGCCGGTGTTGGCGGTGACTCGCCCGCGGCAATCCGGAAACGTCGTCATGCCCCAATCGGCGATCCAGGCCGCGAGCGCCGTCTTACCAGGGCCAACGCCGCCGGCGATGGCAACGCGGACCGGCTCTTTGGTGCCGAGGTGGTCGCGGATGTAGCGCAGGATCTCGGTCTGCCAGAGGTCCGGGCCGTCGAAGTCCTCGAGCGGACCGCCCTTCTCGCCCCACGGATAGGCGAGCATCACATAGCGCAGCGGATCGCGCGCGCAGCTCGCCGCCAGTTCGAACAGCTCCTCAGCGGGATCTTGCTTTGCCGTCGCGGACGCCGGCGGCGCGGCGGCGCGCGGCGGCGAGCTTGTCCGCGAGACCTTTCTTGTCATCGATCTCGAGGCGCTCCGTGAACAGCTTGTGGTGCTGGCCGAGATCGCGGAGCGCGCCGCGTTTGTCGCCGAGGCGAATGGTGACGCGCTTGACCTCGCGGGCGTCGTCGCCGCGGCCGTCGGTGAAATCCTCGACGCTGACCGACACCAGGCCGGCCGCCTGGTCGCGGCTCAGCTTGGAGAGATCGATCGCCGGATCGCCTTCGCTGGTGACCCGGACGTAATCGGACACGTTGGCGCGGCCGATCTTGGAGAGCTCGCGCAGCACTTCCTGCGCGCTCATGACGCCGAGCTCGACGGCGCGCGCTGCAGCGGCGTCCTGCAATGCCGCGATCCGCGCCTTAAACTCCGCGGTTTTCAGCAGCCGCGACCACGCCGTCTCGGACGCGTGGCGCGAGCTATTCGGGAACGCGTGCTTGTAGGCGCGCCAGCCGATCCGCTCTTTGTCGGCGATGAACGCCTGCGCGACCGCCTCGTGCTTGGCATTTTTAAGCGCGGGCATCGCAACCTCGAAATGGTTGCGGCGCCGCGGTACATCCGCGCGGCGCCGCTATCGCGAGTCGATCGGCCTGTAACCAACCATCGCGGATCAAAGAAACTTCTTGCCGGAGTGATCGCGGAACGCGTCGGCGACCTGCACATAGCCGAGCGTGGTGTCGATCTTGGCGTGGCCGGCGTGCTTGGCGATCGCCGCGAGCTCGGCGCCGGCGTCGGCCGCGCTGGTGATGAAGCCGGACCGCAGCGAGTGACCGGCAAACAAAGTTGGATCGAGGCCGATCTGCGCAGCGCGCTTCTTGACGATGCGCGCGACCTGGTGATCGCAGAGCCGCGCCGGAAACACGCTGCCGGCGCGCACGCCGCGGAAGATCGGTCCTTCAGAGATCGCCGCGGCCGCGAGCCACGCATCGAGCGCGGCGACGGCTTTGAGTTTGTGACCGTGCGGCACCGCTTTGAGCGTGCCGGCGCCGGCCTGGTCGGTTTTGGATCGCCGCAGCGTCAGCACGAGGCCCTTCGGGTGTCGCGCGATGTCTCTGTGATCGAGCCCGATGAGCTCGGAGCGGCGGAGCGCCGCGGCGAAGCCGAGCAGGATCAGCGCGCGATCGCGCAGGCCTGCGAGATCTGTCGGAATTCTCTTGATCGCTTTCGCGACCAGCTCCGCGGTCAGCGCCGCCTTCTTCGCCGGCGCGGTGCCGAGCGTACGGCGAATCCCCTCGAGCGTCGCCTTGACGCCGGGATGGTCCGCCGGATTGTCGAGCCCTGCTTGTTTGTGGAAGTGACGGATCGCCGTGCAGCGCCGCTCGATCGTCTTGACCTTCATGCCGTTGGTGGCGAGCGCGCCGAGGTAGATCGCCACCGTTGCCGGCGGCGCCGGCAGCGCCGGCAGGTTCATCCGGGCGCACCAGGCGGTGAAGTGCCGCCAGTCGGCGGCATAGGCGCGCCGCGTGTTGGCGGCTTTGCTGTTTTCCGCGAACTTGGTAACCGCTTGAGCGGCGTCAATTAATTCGGCGTTTTCGGCCGCCGGAACGAGCTCGTTGACCATCGCCGAGCTCCCGGCCGGATGTCCGATAGTCAGGTCAGGTGCGATGTCCGATAGGGGCAGCTATCGGACGCCCGGCACGTCCAGTTTCTCGCCCTCAATTGGCGACGAAACTCTTATCGCGGCCGCCGCTCGATCGGCACGATGCGGCCGCCCTGGCGCACGGCATCGAGGCCGAGATCGACGTGGCGGCTGCAGAAACTGCGCTGCGGCTCGGCAGTGATGCCGAGCGATTTGCGGATTGTACCGACCGAGCGCGCCAGCGAGCGCGCGATATGGTCGCGCGCTTCGTACCAGGCGCCGTGACCGCCGCGGCGATCGACGCCGGGCGTGTTGTTGAGTGCGGTCGCGAGCTCAAGGATGTGCGACAGCTCGCCGGCGACGTCGATCACGTGACGCCTCCAACAAAAAGCCCCGCGACCGCTGTCGCGGTGCGGGGCGCCGGTGCTTCATCAGGCGCACTCGGCCAACCTGCATTAATGACACTGCGTCAGTCGCCGGCGACCCGCAAGTGAAGATACCGCGCCGCTGCTTGCAATCCGGCTTTAAGGTAAACGAGGTCCTGCGGCGGAATGTCTTCGCAGCGCACCGCGACGGCAATCACCGCCATCAGCGCGCGCCGGCCGGCGCTGGCCACCGCTTCGTAAGCGCGCATGTAGCGATCGCGCCGCTCGGCGCAGATGCAGACCTCGCCCGGCAGCTGGCACGGCCACGTCCTCGTCGTCAGCGTGAGGTTGCCGATGCGCACAAGCTTCTCGGCCGGATCGAGCGCGCGCGACGGACACGCGAAGCGCTCGCCGGCACTCTCTTCAGCGACGTATTCCGACGTCGTCTCCGGCATCAGCGAGCGCATCGGCCGCGGACCTTCGATCACGCCGCGATAGCGGCCGACCGTCTTGGCGAACAGTTC